GTTCAGTTTTGATGGCGGTGGTTATACAGGCATGGGTGCCAGGGCTGGTGGCGTAGATGGTAAAGGTGGTTTCCCAGCAATACTACATCCAAATGAAACAGTCATAGATCATACAAAAGGCCAGGGCATGAGTTCTGGTGCAACAGTTAATTTTAATATCTCTACAGTTGATGCGGCTGGGTTCGATCAACTCCTGGCATCAAGAAAAGGATTAATCACATCAATAATAAATAACGCCATGAACAATCAAGGCAAAATGGGGGTTGTATAAATGTCTGGACAATTTCCTACAAATCCAAATTTTAAAACAATCAATTTTAAAGGCGATACTCCAACGCTGGTAAATCAAACATTGTCTGGCCGCAAACAGGTTAGACAAATTGGAGCACAATATTTTTCATTCACAGTGCAAATGCCACCTATGCAACAAGAAAAGGCCCAGGAAGTATTTGCATTTTTACAAAAACAAAAAGGCTCATTTGAGGATTTTACAATTGTAGATCCAATAGATAATTTAGGGGCCAGTAAATCTGAAACAGATATTTTGGTTGCTGGTGCACATACAGCTGGAGATAACACCATTGCTATGGATGGTTTTTCAACAACCACTGGTGCATTAAAAGCTGGAGATAGAATTAAATTTGCTAATCACTCTAAGGTTTACATGGTAACGGATGATGCCAATGCTTCTGGTGGTGCTGCAACAATAAGCATATCGCCAAATTTAGTGGCCGCACTTGCAGACAATGAAGCCGTTACTGTTAACAAGCCTAGTTACACTGTTTATCTTGCCAACAATGAAATCATGTATGTTACAGATGCCAGTGGCTTTTACAGCATTTCATTTGATGTGCGAGAGGTCATTACCTAATGCCAAGAAGTTTATCTACAGCTTTACAAAACCAGGTATCAGCAACTGCAACCAAAACAGCTTTCCTGGTTGAATTAAATTTATCAACAGTAATTAGGCTTACAGATTGGTACACAAATGTTACTTATAATTCTAATTCTTATGAGGCTGGTGGATCTTTTTTAACAGTAGATTCAACAACTGAAACAGGCCAGCTGCAAGTAAACGAAATCAATATTAGTTTTTCAAATATTACAGATCAAGTTAGATCCCTGGTGCAAAGCGGAGCATTTACAGATAAAACAGCTGAAATTTATTTGGCTTACTTTGATGCCAATGAGGATATTGTTGGAGCAATTAACTTTTTTACAGGCCAGATAAGAAATGTCTCTATTAATGAATCAATAGAAAGTTCAACCCTAAACATGATTGTTGCAAGTCATTGGGCTAATTGGAATTTGACTAAAGGCAGACATTATTCAGATGAATCACAGCAATCTTTTAGTTCTGGTGATAGAGGCATGGAATTTGCTGGCCAGGTTAAAGAAGATGTTAGGTGGGGTATGTAATGTCATTCTTTACTGCTGTTGGTGAATTTTTTAAAGCTGCTTTCCATGCCTTCATGGAAGCCAAGCTAATAACACAAATTCAAATAACTTTGACAGCTGCAACCCTGGCTGTTGGGGTAAAAGGTTTTATGCAAGCAAGAAATATGTTGGCCAAGGGCCAGGACATACTTGCTAACAAAACCTCTATGGGCGGAAAGATAGGCATCATCTACGGAACAAGAAGGGTGGGTGCACAAATTATTTACATGGATGTAAATGCAAACGATTCCAGAGATATGTATGTTGTTTATGCTTTATCAGTTGGCGAATGTGATGAGATATTAGGCAGAACCATAGAATTAGACGGCAACCCATTAACCGATTCAGCAAGATTCCATGATGGCGGTTATATAGGATCAGATAAAATATCTTCTGGCTCTGGATCTCTGAATACAGTTTCACAAAATGGAACAAATAGCTTAAATCTTGCTGGTGGCACTTTTGGAACAGATCCAACAGCAAAATATAGATATGTAATGAATTTACATCATGGGGCCGCATCGCAAACAGCAGATCCTATGTTAGTTGCATCCATGTCTAACTGGACTTCAGCACATAGGCTAGATGGTATCTGTTACATAGCGGCCCATTATGGTTATGACAAAGAAGGAATGTGGCGAGGGGTGCCACAGCTAACAGTGCAAGTAAGAGGCAAAAAAGTTTTTGATCCCAGGGATAACACTCAAACATTTGGCACTGTTTCTACTTACAAACATTCAGACAATCCAGCTTTATGCTTTCTTGATTACATTACCAATGATGAGTATGGCAAGGGCCTAACATCTAGCCAAATTAATATGTCAACTTTTACAGCAGCTGCAAATGTTTGTGATACCCAGGTAGATCAACCATATTTTAATGGGTCTGCTAAAAGTGTTACATGGGAAGGAACAGCAGGAAATAATTTTATTAATATAACTGGCACTAATGCAAATGAAGTTTGGTGGCAAAACAAAGTTGGTGAGTTAATGGATTTAGAGGATGCGGTTGGTAACGCTATTTTAAATTCTGCTGTAATTGAAGATGTACAAAGAACACACTTTTATGATTCTAGTGAAAATTACGCTGTTTATTTTAAAGACACATTAGGATCCACTTATTCATCACAAAACGGACAATCATTATTAAAAGTTAAAAGATTTCACTGCAATGGTTATATAGATGCAAATAAGAATGTCATGGACAATGCTAAAGAACTCCTGGCAAATATGCGAGGCATATTCTTATATATAGATGGCAAATATGAATTATCTATAGAAGATACAGGCTCATCAACATTTAGCATAACTGATAATCACATTATTGCTGAATCTGGTATATCTGTTGATTACGGCAACAAAGACAAAAAGGCCAATAAAGTTATAGTTGAATTTTTTAATGCCAATAAAAAATACGAATTAGACACAGCAACAGTTTTACATGATGCTACGCCATTTACAGCGGATGATGGTGGGGAAGTGTTAGAGGTAAAAGCTGAGTTTCCCTTAATATCAGATCCATACATTGCCTATAACATGGCCAAGGCAATTTTAACCAGGAGCAGAAATCAAATAGCAATGCAGTTTCTTGGTACTCCAGAAATGTATAAATTAAATATAGGAGACATTGTAGATTTAACTTATGCAGGCCTTGGATTTAATGGCAAAGTTTGTAGAGTTGAGGCCCTGGAATTACAAACCAACGGATTGGTTGCTGTTAGCTTAATTGAATATTTTGATGTTTATACCTGGGAAGTTCCGCCACAAGAAGCAGTTGAAGAATTAGCAGATTTACCTTCAGCTTTTGCTGTTAAGGCACCAACTGGTTTAGCTTTTACAGATAGCGGATCCAGTCCAACCGCCAGGCCTTTTTTATCCTGGAATGAGCCAACAGATTTTCCAGATCATACTTTTAGAGTAAATATTGTTGATAGTTCTGGAAATCAATTAACTAATAAAATAGTAGATGTTAACAATGCAGATCTAAATTATTTACCCAAAGGAAATAACTATGTTGCTAGTGTAAGTTCAATTAATACTTTAGGCGTTGAATCTGATGCAGCAACACTTACATTCAGCATAACCACAGAGCCAGTTAATACAGCTGACATAAAAGATGATGCTGTTACTTTATCAAAGGCTGGAGCAGATCTAGTTGCTGCAATAAACTCTGGAAGTGCGAGTGCAACAGAATTAATTAAAGCAACTTCAGCACCTAGCACTAGGTCAAGCGGTGATGCTTTGCAGGCCCAGGACTTATGGGCGGACACAAATGATAACAATCAAATCTATGTAAGAAATGCAGCTAACAATGGCTGGGAAAAGGCCAGAGATTCATCGCTTGTAACTTTATATAATTCTCTTAACTCAACAGTTGGCACCAACACCACAAACATTGCTACAGCACAGGGAGATATAGTTACGCTAACAACAGACACAGCGGCCAATGCTTCATCTATAAGCAGTTTAACATCAACAGTTAACAGCAATACTTCAGCCATAAGTTCTGAGCAAACAACCAGAGCCAATGCAGATACAGCTTTAGCGGCTGATATAACTTCATTAACATCTACAGTAAATGGTGTTTCTTCCTCGGTAACTACAAATGCAACAGCTATAACTGGCATCAATAATAACGCCTCAGCTGGTTATGTATTAAAGGTTAATGCTAATGGCAAGGTTGCACAAATGGTTTTAGGCTCTAATGCTTCTTCTGGATCTGGTGCATCAAGCATTGTTTCTTTTTTGGCTGATACTTTTAAAATTGATAATGGTTCTGGATCTAGCGTAAGCCCATTTTTAGTTAGTGGCGGATCTGTGTTTATAGACAATGCCAGGATAAACAATCTATCTGGAACAAAGATTGATGTTGATACTTTAGCTGTTAAATATTTTGCCGATGTAACCAGTAAAATTTATAACCACGATAATACAGCAGTTCCTTTAACCAGGGTTGGATCTAATTACATTGCTTCAGCAAATACTGGATCAAGCGGCACTCATACCTGTGCACCAGTTAGCATTACCAATTGCAGATCTGGTGGATCTTTTGTTGCATATGTCCAGGGCATTCTAGGTAATGTTGCAAACATGGTGGTTGAATATTCTACCGATGGATCTAGTTATTCAAATGCAACAGGCCAGGTATTTACAATCTCTGCTGGTACTTACAGGGGTTATACGCTTTTATACAATGGATCTTTAACTTTTGCTTCTGGTGCAAGCACGGCTTATTTTAGAGTTAAGTTTGTTGGTAATCAAAACTACACTCAAATTGGCCTAACTGTAACTGTAGATAATACAAATTAAAAATATATATGCGAAAAGAACCTAATAAAAGTAAAATTTATAAACAACAAAAGGGTGGCTAATGGCTCAACATGATTACGACTTAATAAATCAATCTGGAGAAAATTTCAGAACTGATTTAAACAATGCACTTGATGCAATTGTTTCTAATAACTCTGGAGCCACAGAGCCAGCAACTATGTTTGCCTATGAATTGTGGGTAGATACTAGCAATTCAGTTATGAAGATCCGCAACAGCGGAAACGATGCCTGGATAACTTTGCCTTGGAGCATCACAGCTGATAACACAGTTGATATAAATGGCGGAACAATTAATGGCATAACCAGCTTATCTTTTAGCAGTGGATCCACAGTTGCATCTATTTTAGATGAAGATAATTTAAGTTCAGATAGTGCAACAGCTTTAGCAACTCAACAATCAATTAAGGCTTATGTTGATAGCCAGGTTACGGCCCAGGATTTAGATTTCCAGGCCGATAGTGGTGGGGTGCTTTCAATTGATTTAGATAGTGAAACTTTTACCTTAAATGGTGGCACTGGCATAACCACAGTTGGAGCAGAAAACACTGTTAGTTTTTCTATTGATTCTACAGTTGCAACATTAACTGGATCTCAGACATTAACAAATAAAACCATAGATTTAGATAACAATACTTTATCTAACATTGAAACTGACAATTTAAAATCTGGTGTCCTGGACACAGACTTAACTTCAGTCTCTACATCCGATGACACTCTGGCCTCAGCAAAAGCAATTAAGACTTATGTTGAT